AGTATATCCATTTTCACCATTAAGATCCAATTTAGCAGCAACCTCAAGTAGTTCCTATGGTTATTTTGGTGGTGGATATTCTCCGGGAGGTCAGAGACATTCTACAATTACTCGTATAGATTTTTTTAATGAAACTACACGATTACTTCCTACAGTATTATCTGCACAAAGATATAATTTGTTTGCAGTTTCAAGTAGTTCTTTTTGTTATTTTTCTGATGGATTTAGTCCTGTTGGAGTTTATTGTTCTATAGATCGTTTAGATTTTTCCACAGAAACTAATACACTACTTACACCACAATTACCGTATGCAAAGGAGAGTAGTGCTACAGTTTCAACATCTGGATATGGATATTTTGCTGGTGGTGCTCCCGCAACAAATCAAACACGTAGATTGGAGTTTTCAAATGAAACTACATCAACTATTCTTGCAACTCTTCCTACGACAACATTTAATGCCGCAGGATCTTCTAGTTCTTTTTATGGTTATATTGCTGGTGGAAGTACTCCAACTGCAGTTTGTAATATAAATCGTTTAGATTTTTCAGCAGAAACAATATCCATTCCAACTTCTAAATTAACACAACCAAAAATTGGTTTAGCAGCAGTCTCAAACTCAAACTAAATAAAATCACCTACATCATTTTGATATGAAATCTGGAGCAACTGAAAGTTCTTTTTATTATCTCAATCAATATTATTCATTTCCAAATAATGTTGAAGTTTCAAGAAGTATAGAAGTTTTAGCACAATCAAATAAACAATATAAAATACTCTGGGCACACGATAATTGCGACCAACCACAACTTTTAAGACTTCCAGAACTTGTATCGCAGATTGACTTGATTGTCTGTGTATCAAACTGGGAAGCAGAGCAATATATCAAATACAACCGAGCACCAGCAGAAAAGATTGTAGTTATTCCAAATGGTGTTGCGGATATTTTTCATCTCAAATCACCAAAATCCAAGACGGCAATTTACTTTTCTGGACCACATAAGGGCATTGCACCACTTCCAAAAATCTGGAAACAAGTCATTAAAAATCATCCAGATGCAAAACTAAAAGTATTTTCTTCTCATAATCTTTATGGGGAACAATATGAACAACACTTTAAAATACCAGAACACTTAGAAGCAATTGAAGAACTGAAGTCTCTTCCTGGTGTAGAATATTCTCCTTGTATTGACCGAGAACAACTTCTACCTCATATTCAGGATGCTGCATTCTTCGTTCATCCTAACGTCTGGGAAGAGACCTTCTGCGTGTCTATGGCAGAAGCAATGGTATGTGGTTGTTATCCAATTACAAGTGATATAGGGGCACTGAGAGAGGTCTCATTCAATCGTGGTAAGTATATTCCAATGACTGGAAAAAATACACAAGTTGGTTGGGAACCATCTCCAAAGTTTATCAATGAGTTTGCACAAGAACTTTCAAGGTGTTTTGATTTCTTTGATAAGGAACCAGAGACTTTTTATGCTGCGACAAAAGAACTCTCACAAATCACAAAAGAAACTTATGATTGGAAGAAAATCGCAGGTGCTTGGGAAAAACTCATACAAGATATTCAAGGTTCAGAATCACAAAGACCGAAATATTATTGTATGGTGAATATGAAGTGCTCTGAAAAATACACTCATTATGCTTTAGATACATTCTTTAGAAACAGTATTTTCGGAAAACAAGATAAGTTTTTCTTAATTGATAATGACAAAACATTTTCAAAGCATTATGATAATGTTACAGTGATTTCAAATGCCTCATCAAAATCATTTGCCGAGAATATGAACTTTATTCTCAAGCAAGCAATTATGGATGGTGCTGATTTTGTTGGACTGAATAATGATATTATCTTTACAAAAAACTGGAATCAAAATTTAGGAGATTTAAATTCAGTTTCTATTCCTTTATGTAATCAACACTTACAGGGTGATTGGATAAAGGGTGAAATGGAACTTGAAGAAGTTGTAGGTAAAGAAGAACAACTAAATGAACTTGCTTATTATATTACAACAAATCAACAAGATATTCCTCCAAATTTGATCAAAGCATTTTATTGCTTTTATGTTCCTTATGAAGTTAGTTCAAAGGTTGGATTATTGGACGAAGAGTTTGGAAAAGGTGGTGGTGAAGATATTGATTATGGTCTAAGAGCAGAACAACTTGGGATTGAAACGAAGTTCAATCCTAAGTCGTTTCTTTTACACTTCTCTCATAGAACATTAGATCACGAAACTACAGAAGAAAAGGATAGAAGAACTGAACAGTTATATCTACATTTTTGTAAGAAGTGGGGTAAAGAAGTTGCAAATCAAAGATTGTCTCTTGCAGTTACTCAACGATATTGCTGATAAATAGAAACAACACTATTAATAGATTTGGATAAGTATGTCTAACAATTATGAATCAATTGCACTTGCAACTTCAAAAGAAGTTTTAGGTGATGATAATGAGTTTATGCTGAAGGTTCTTCAAGAGGCAACTCGTTGGGAAGAAAGTGAAACAGAACTTGCACAAGGTCGTTCAGATTTTCAGATTGAAAAGTTTATCATTCACGACAACTTTACAATTCCATCAGCATTTAAAGCAGCACTCATTAATCGTAGAAGTGTAGCAGAAGGTCTTCTACAGCAAGTGATTGATGCAAAAAGAGCAGCAAGAGAATTTCATTATAAGTGGGACGGAAAGGATAAGACTCAACCAATCTGGTGGAAAACAAGACAAGGTGGTGAAGAATTATCTTGGTATGATATTGATGAGTTTCATTTTCATCGTATGCTTGAAGGTTTGAATCGTGGATTCAAAGCTTGTGTAGAAGAACTTGAGTGCTTTGATAAACTCATTAATCGTTTGATTGAACTAAATGGTGGTAAGTTAATTTCAAGAGAACAATATAACGAAGACCAACCAAACTACTGGGAACGCAGACTTGCAAATCAATCTCTGGATGATTTACTTGCTGCAAGAACTGGTGTGAATGCTGGTAATATTCGTTCTATGCGTCGTGCAAGTGCTCCTACAGTTCTTCCTGATGATGTAAATCGTACTAAGGGAACTTTCGGTGATCCAAATAATCCTATGGATTTCTTGAATAGTCTTCAGCAGGCAGTTGCTTCTGGTATTGAAGAGATTACAGGTATGGATCAGCAATTTATTCGTGCTGTTGAAGAAGTAGAACAAAAGCAAATTCCTCAGTCGTTATTTAATCCAGACCTTAAGATAGAGTAGAAACCAAATGCCTTTTGTAGGAGATGTTTTTGGATTAAATTCTGTTTATGACAGACAGTCTTTAAACGTAGAGCAAAGAAATTTATCAAATTGGCCCGAATATCCTACTTATGGGTATTTTGTTGGTGGCACTACGGTCAATGCTCCTACTCAGTCAAGTACGATTACGAGATTAGATCTTGCAACCAATACAACAGGTGAACCGGGAAAAAATCTTCCAGTAGCAAGAGTTCAAATAGCAGCAGTCTCAAACAATTTTTATGGTTATTTTGGTGGTGGATATTTAAATACTTTAGTGAGAATTGATTTTTCAAATGAAACATTAAGTCTTCCTGGAAAGAATTTTACTGCTGTCTCAAGAGCATCTCAAGCAGCAGTGTCAAATAGTCTTTATGGATTTTTTGGTGGAGGATATGCTCCCGGTCTAGCATCTATTATATCAAGACTTGAATTCTCCAGTGAGACGGTAAGTAACCCAGGCACTAATTTTTCCCCAAGTAGAGCAAGGTTTGCGGGAGCATCAAGTAATCTTTATGGATATTTTGGTGGTGGATATACTCCAACTCTTGTAAGTACAATCACAAGACTTGATTTTTCCAACGGAACTTTAAATCTTCCCACAAGAAATTTGCCTACTGGAGTTGGTGACCATTCTGCAGTATCAAATATATCTTATGGATATTTTGGTGGTGGAACTGGTGTTTGTACAATATCAAGACTTGATTTTTCAAATGAAACTGTAAGTGCTCCTGGAAAAAATTTACCATCGGTAAGAAGGGGACCACTTGCATTTTCAAGTTCTCCGGCAACCAGTTCTTTAAATGGTGCTTATGGTTATTTTGGTGGTGGTGGTGTACCTACCGGTAGTGGAATCACCAATGTGATAGATAGACTTGATTACACAAATGAGACTATATCTACCTTAACCGCAACGTTGTTAAATCAAAGTAGATCAGGTTCTGCAGTTGCAAATAGTGGGTCATCTTTTAGAACAAGTTCTAAGACTTATGGGTATTTTGTCGGTGGATATTCACCTACTTTTTCTGGAAATACTTGTACTATTGATAGATTGGATTTCTCAAATGAATCTATATCAGCATTGTCAAATACATTAACTATTGCAAAAAATAGACTTGCATCATTTTCCAATAATTATTATGGTTATTTTGGTGGACAATATTCTACAAATATTGATCGTTTAGATTTTTCTAATGGAACTACGGCACCCAGTGGAAAAAATTTACCTCAAGCAAGAATTAACCTTGGTGGATCGGAATTAGGAGGTTTATCCAATTCAAATTATGGTTATTTTGGTGGTGGTTATGGTACTTGCAAAATTGACCGTTTAGATTTTTCCAGCGAAACTATATCAGAACCAACAACAACTATGTTAAACGTTTGTTCAAGTTTTGGTGTAGTTTCCAATTCAATATATGGGTATTTTGGTGGTGGATATTCAAATTCTGTTGTAACTTGTTCTTTTAAAAGACTTGATTTTTCTACAGAAATTGTTTCCTTCACACCAACAGCAAATTTTCCATTATCAAAACAAAAAATGGGAGCAACATCAAATAGTAATTATGGATATTTTGGTGGAGGCGTAACTGCAACAAATAATATATCTAATATGAGCCGACTTGATTTTTCAAATGAAACTGTGGGTGATCCAGGTTCAAAATTAGGAAGTAATCGATATTGGTTAGCAGCAGTTTCAAGTATTTCTTATGGTTATTTTGGTGGTGGATATCGTGCTCTTCCTCCACTTGTAATTGGATATTTTTCTACTGTTATGAGACTTGATTTTTCAAGTGATACTACTTCTACTCCAACATTGACAGCAAGGTTGACTGCTGCTAAATCTGAATTAACAGCAGTTTCAAACTCAAACTAAATAAAAACATCTACAGTATTCTACTATGAATGATATTCTTGCGAATGTTTTGATTCAACCTAAAGTTGTTACACCAGAAGGGTTGAAGTTTTTAACGGATTATATGAGAAAATCTCATAAAGAACAAATGTCCGTTTTTGATGCTGAAAATAGTGATAAGACTAGAGAAAGACAATCAAAAATTGACTTATCGGCAAGAAATGTAAAGTGTGCCGATTTACTTCCAGTTTTTCCACAAGTCAAAGAGTTACTTGATAATGTGGTAAAAAATGTAATCAATCCTTTTTATGGATTTGAAGTGAGAGATAGTGAAGAACCACAACTACTTTGCTATGAACCAGGAGGACACTATAAACCTCACAATGATGCCGAAGGTTTATGGACAAATCCAGATGGAACTCAGGTTTGGAAGAAGACAATAGACCGTGATGTATCTACTGTTCTTTTTCTAAATGATGATTTTGAAGGTGGATATTTTTCTTTTCCAGATTTAAGAATTAAAATTAAACCAGAACCAGGTCTTCTTGTTTGCTTTCCATCTTCAAGGTGGTTTACGCATATGGTAGAACCTGTGATTTCTGGAAATCGTTATACTCTTGTGACGTGGATGAGAGTCAAAGGATTTAAAACAAAAGATGAAATAGATAAAGAGATTGCCGATAAATACAATATAGAGGTTTATTAAAGATGTCTCAACTTCTTAAGCACTATTGGATTAATCGTGATACTGGTGGATGGGCAACAGATACACCTTATGGTTTAATGATGCCCAATATTAAGGGGTTAGATGTTAAGTGCAATTTATTTACTGAAAATAATATACAATATTGTTTATCCACTGTTCCTGAGTATTTTGAACACGAGATTACAGTTTCTCAGGAGCAACTAACTGAATATCAAAACAATCCAAATATCACAGTAGTTAGTTCCACAGAAAAACAAGTTGAAGTTCCTAATCGTCCTGGTTTAGAATCAACTGAAGAAACAAGAGTACAAACTGTTTATGATGTTGTTTATAGAGAACCTTATATTATTCAAGAAACTGAAGGTGAAGGTCTTAAAATTATCACTCAACAAGAATGGGATACTGAAATTGAAGAATTTGATAATCGTCAACAAGATAAGAGATATGATATTTTAAGAGAACTTCGTGATAGAATACTTGAAATTACTGATTGGATTGCGATTAAATCATTAGAGCAAGAATTTCTTTCAGTAGAATTTAAAATCTGGAGACAAACTTTAAGAGATTTGCCAAACTCAAGCACATTCCCAACAGGTTTTCCAACTCTTCCAACTGAACTTCAAAATCATACAAAAATTCAAGAACTTTATAATAGATTTGATGAGGTTAGATCTATTTTTATGATTCAAGATCCATTAAGTAACTCATAACATTTTTTATTTTTATCATACGCATACTCGGCACAAGGACCATTTTTTCGCACAAAGTGTAGAAAGAGTTGCATAAAACGATCATTCTTGTGAGTTCTCATAGGACTTCTCCAATGAGGAACGGTCATTCCAAGATAGGCAAGACCACAACCAACAGGAGTTACAACTGATTGTTTGTTACCTTCTAAATCTTTAAGTTTAATTGGCCAAGCAGCATCACCACAGATATTCATTGTGACTGATATTTCACAGGAAGGACGGTCGGTATGGCAATTCATCCATCCTTTATTGTGATATGTTGTAGAAAACCAGTATGATGGTATAAGTTCTTCACCAACTAATTGTTCTAATGTTGGTTGAATTCTTTTCATAACAAAAGCACAAGCAGGTGGTGCATAACAAGTTAATACATTTCCTCTTTCTGGGTCAAAGTGAGTTTTTAATCCTCCTAAATCTTGTCGTATATTTCATATTTATTTTGATAGTTTATGAATAATTTTGTTAAACTTGCCCTTGAAAATGGTGGATCTATTCATCCACTTATAATTCCTGCATCTGCTCTACAGGGTCCTGCAATTACAAATCCTTCCATCTATAATGATAATGGTAAAATTCTTGTAAATCTTCGAAATATTAATTATACCTTATATCATTCTGAGAAAAAAAAGTTTCAGCATCATTGGGGACCATTGATCTATATTCATCCCGAAAATGATCTTCGTCTTCGCACATGGAATTATATGTGTGAGATGGATGAAAATATGAGAATTAAACGGCATCATCGTATTGACACTTCAAAACATCCAGATAAAGAACTTTGGGAATTTGTTGGATTGGAAGATGCTCGTATTGTTAGATGGGATGATAAACTCTATACTTGTGGTGTTAGGAGAGATCTTGATACTATTGGTACTGGAAGAATGGAACTTTGTGAAATTGAAATTACTGAAAATGGTGTTAAGGAATTAAGTCAATATAGAATTCCAACTCCTGGTGATGATAAATCTTATTGCGAAAAGAATTGGATGCCAATTCTTGACATGCCTTACCATTTTGTGAAATGGACTAATGGTACTGAAATTGTTAAGTATGATATTGAAAAAGGTACAACAGAAACTGTAAAACTTGTTGATTATAAGGAACTTGGTTGTATCGATCTTCGTGGAGGATCTCAAGTTATTCCATTTGGGGAAGGATATAGATTCTGTTTAAATCACGAAACATTTCTTTTCCGTAGTCCAGTAGACAGAAAAGATGGTAAATACCGCCATAGGTTTGTTGTTTGGGATAAAGATTGGAATATTGTTAAAGTTTCTCCAAGATTTTCTTTTCTTAAAGCTCAAATTGAATTTGCCGTTGGTATGTGTGAATATGGTGATGATTATCTAATAACCTTTGGGTTCCAAGATAATGCTGCTTATCTCCTTAGAGTATCGCAAAAATTTGTTCAAGATTTTATTTTTGAATGATTATTGAAATTGTAGAGATTCTTTATATCTTAAAGAAAATATTAAATTATTAATACTATTTTTGTAAAAAATGACTTTATCGTTTAATAGTTTGGGACGTATTGGACAACTTGGAAATCAAATGTTCCAATATGCAGCTCTTCGTGGAATATGTTCCCATAAAAATTACAATTATACTCTCCCAACTAATCATATGGGGAATATATTTTTGTATGATTGCTTTAAGATATTTGAATTGGAAAAAAACTTGAATCATTGGTCAAATTTTCCAAGAATATCACCATCTCATCATGGATTTGATACTCAGTTTTTTAATAATTGTCCATCAGAATCCGATATATTTGGTTATTTTCAAACTGAGAAATATTTTAAACATATTGAGGATGTAATTAGAGGTGAATATACATTTAAAGATCATATTGTAGATGATGCAAAAAAATATTTTAATTCAATGTGTTTTTCTGGTGAAGTTATCGGATTGCATATAAGAAGAACTGATTATATAAATCACGAATTTATAAGAAATTTAAATTTAGAGTATTATGAAAAATCTTTAGATTATTTTTCGGATAAAATTGATGTTCTTATATTTTCTGATGATATAGAATGGTGCAAAAATCAAAAAATATTTTCTAATTCTAGGTTTAAGTTTTCCGAAAATAATAGTAAATATGTTGATCTTTGTCTTTTAAGTATGTGTGATTATCATATTATTGCTAATTCTACATTTTCTTGGTGGGGATCTTGGTTGGCAAAAAGTAAAGGTACAATATCCCCAAAAGAATGGTACACCGTAGATAAATTAAATAATACAAATGAGTGGATGCCATATATAGATTTAAATTCAAAAGATATTTGTCCATCTAACTGGAAGTTAATATGAGTATTTCATTAATCTGTGCCTGCAAAAATAGAATTAAACCTCTTTTAATTTCATTACAATCTTGGTTATTGTGTGATGAAATTAAAGAAATTGTCATTGTTGATTGGAGTTCTGATGACCCAATTAAAAATATTACCAATTTGGATTCTAGAATTAAAAGAGTCAGAGTTAATGATCAACAATTTTTTAATCAACCACAACCATTAAATCTGGCATTAAAACTTTGCACTCAAGAAGATGTAATAAAGGTAGATTCTGATTATGTTTTTAATCCATACTGGAATTTTTTTG